ACCTGCTACACTAAACGATACAAGACCAGCAGTCTCAGATATTCCTTTAAGCGCATCTTGACCAGTTAAAGTAAAGTTACCTTGACCTGCAGTAATATTGTAGTCTACGCCTACAGAAGCCTGTTGTCCTGTTAGTGTATAGCTTGTATTATTAGCTGTAACATTAAGCTGTTTATTAAGGTTTGCTGCCTGTCCGTTTAACGTAAAGGAAACAAGCCCTGCAGTCTCAGATATACCTTTTAGTGCGTCTTGACCAGTTAATGTAAATGATCCAACATTAGATGTTAGTTTTACATCTTTAGTAAAGTTAGCTGCTGTGCCTGTTAAAGTTCTACTATCGTTTGCAGCAGAGATGTTAACAGCTTTATTAACGTTAGCAGCTTGCCCTGCTAGAGAGTAAGTACCGCCACTTGCAGTAAGTCCCTTACCAGCAACACGAGTAACTGCATAACCGCTTAAAGAATACGAAGCATTGTTTGCAGTTATTTCTATACTTCTAGCAAAAGAAGCGTTTTGACCAGTTAAGGTAAAGTTACCTTGACCTGCAGACACTGAAACAGTTTTGTTTAGGTCAGCAGTTTGTCCTGTTAGATTGAAGCTGCCTTGGTTTGCAGTAACATTTAAGTCTTTACTAAAGTTAGATGCTTGACCAGTTAAACTATAAGAACCCTGATTAAGGTCTACGTTTAATGTTTTGGTTAGCCCTACATCCTGACCTGTAATACTGAAAGATACAAGCCCTGCAGTTTCAGAGATACCTTTAAGAGCATCTTGTCCTGTAAACGTAAAGCTGCCATTAGCTGCTGATACAGAGAAGGCTTTAGTAAAGTTAGCTGCTTGGCCTGTTAGACTGAATGAACCATTATTTGCAGCTATAACATATGCTGGATCTAACTCTGCACTTTGACCAGTTAGCGTGAAGCTACCCTGATCTAAAGAACTACTTACACTTTTAGTAAAGTCTGCTGCCTGTCCAGTTAAACTAAAGCTACCGTTGTTGGCTGTAGTATTTAACTGTTTAGTAAACCCTGTGTCTTGACCAGTTAGTGTGAAGCTGCCGTTATTAGCTACAAGAGAGTATACTCTAGTAATGCTAAATAGTACGTCTTGTCCTGTAAGAGTAAAGCTACCTTGTACAGCAGTCAGTGTTAGTGCTAGAGAAGACTCTACTTCAGTCGTAGCTACGCTACCAAACCCAGTACCTTCAGGGTATATACCATAGTCAAAGCCACCACCAGATACACCTAGCACTCCAGAGACTAAGGATTCTATAGTAGGTGCTGCTGTATACGTAAATGTTACAGTTTGACCTGTAAGACTAAAAGTACCTGCATCACAAGTTAGGCTGTAAGACGTACCTGCAATAGCTCCGTCATCACCTAGTGGTGCAGATGCTAATGGAGAAAAACCTAACATATGTTACCCTTTACACTACAGTTGCAGAAAGTTCATGTATCCACAGTTTTTGGCTAACGGTATTTTTATTTTTTATTTCAATAACAAAACGAAGAAAACGATAGTTGTTACCTGCATCGTATAAAGAAGACGCTGCTAAATCATACGTATAGTCTGTAGCAGTTGTTACTGCCGCTGAAGCACTTTGTATTACTTGAAGGGTTGGTTCGTTACTGGTGTCGTAATACCACACACTTATATCATAAGGAGTACTACTCCAATTAGAAGATGTCTCTAGTCTAACTTTTAAACGAATAGTGTCAGAACTGGTATACGCTCCAGTTGCGGTTATTGGTATCTCTAAACTCTGCGTATATTCGTCATTACCAGCCTGATCGTTAGAAACAAAGCAAAGAGCATCACTATTATTGGGATCGTTAAAATACAGCATTGGAGGATGCATAATATTTGTCTTGTCTGGACTCATAGCCATACCAATAGGCAAACCATCTGAGGTATTACTATTAGTATGTAATACTATATTAGTTTGTTTTCTACCTGCACCAGCTTCATTATAACGTGCAATATTTAAATTAGAACCCACTAAAAAACTACAAGACCCCGTTGTATAATCATCACTACCTACATCTAAAACACCAAAAGAAGAGGTTATACTTGTATTAATAGGTGTACTTGAAAACGCTGTGGTATATGCAGCAGCTACTCCATCAGTCCAGCTTGCTGGATTTAACTTTATATTATCCTTGTACGGTACAGCAGGTTCTGCCTCATATAGATATTGTGGGCCTTCATTAGAACTTGCAGTCCTACTTGCTAGAGCAGGTCCATCATAATTGTATATTGTGCCTAATATATTAATATTATAAGTAGCTAAAGTACTCTCAAATAGTTTACCACCACCGCTTTGTGCTTTATAAAAGTACGCCCCTGAAAGAAGGTTTATATCTGTTGTAATAGCAGTATTGCTAGCATCTATTAAATGACGCTCAAATATATTATAGCTCATGTGTGTGCCAAGATAATAATTAGCAGCTTTATTAGCACTACCTAATGTATATGAATAATAATAGGTAATTGAATTATTATATCTTTGTGTAGTATATTCTGATGTCGTGTTAGAGCCGTAGGATTTATACGCTTGAATCCCATAGTAATAAAACATGGTTATACCGACTTCAAAACCATTAACAGATGCTGGATCAGTATTACTAACCGCACTATAGTAATAGTAACCAGTATAGTCATATAGTCGTGCTGCACTGCTTCCGTTTGCTGATATACCACCTATACGATGTGTATATGTGTAACCCGCATGATAACCCCCTGTTGCACTACACATATAATGATAACCATATGTATAAGCTTGTCCTATACTATTATGATATGCAAAAAATGTATTAGGCATATCGTATAATGTATCTGGACCTGTAGAAGAATTTGAAGTCTTATTGAAGTAGTAGCGAGTAGTAGCGGTAGGACTGGACTTAAATATAGGTAATATAGTGTAGCCATCTCTTGCAGTAGAAGAGGTCCAACCATCAGTAACTTTTATACCAATATTATCGTATTGACAAAAATATAAGTTACTTGTTTGCGAATTTGGAATATAGTACTGAGGGTCAACTAAATACATTTGCAAAGAAGCAGTAGCAGTACTGGTACCTTCAGCTCTAAGCGGTCCGTAGTGTAAGATGTAGTGTCCACTGGTTGATGTACCAAACTCATTTGACGGAGAGCTAGTGCTACTCACGTTTACCGAATGAAGCACTAAAGGTTTATTGCCATCTGAGTCAGCAACTGTAAACTTATCAGTAGCAACAGTGTCGTACATAACTATAAGAGCAGGATTGCCCCAGCTTGATATGGCGGTTGTTACAGCAGAGGTATGGGATGAAGCCTTGCTAATATTTGTCCCATTAACATAAAAATCTGAACCAGCATCAATTAGGTACGAAGACTTAGCCAATCCTTTAAAGCGTATTTCATCCCCATCTGACAAACCTGATAAGTTGGTGTTATTATTGGAGGCTGTTGCATACATATCTGACAAGGCCCAAGGCGCAGCATACGTACCACTACGAGAAGTCGTATCGGTTGTACCGTGAATACCTCCAACAGAGGCTTCAATGTAGGGATCAACCCAGTAAACAGCCATATTTAATCAATCCAGTCAGTTATTGCAGCTTCTGCAAGGTCTTCTATTTCAGCATAGGGGGTAGCATTAGTAGCATTTAATTTTATTTGTTTGGTAATATGATCTACCGTTCCATTGACTTCATCTATTTCTAATGCTTCAAACTCACAGATAATAGTTTCACCATCTACAGTTTTAATTTTATACTGATCATCACGTCTTGCTCGTGCCATAGTCACACACCACCACTCTGAGTTTCTAGCCAATTTAATGCAGTTATAACGGCTACATCATAATCTGTTTGGTCTTTATCTTGTCTTAATTCGTAGTTAACGTCTAACGTATGTGTAGACGCTGTTAAGTCTGACAAAGTATAGTACGTAAATGCTACTGTGTCAGCACCTGAGTCATAAACAAGCGTGTCTGTATCTAAGTAATAGTCCATCTATTTACTCACTAGGTTTAGTAGGCCATACAACACTAAAAGGAAAACCTGATTGTGCTGTAACATCACGTAAGGCTTGACGGTATGTAGACATTGCAGATGTCAAAGTGTTATCAGATAAGGCAAGATAATCTGTTTCAAAAAGACGTTTATCTCTTTCCATTCTAATAGAACGTTCGGCATCATCTTGTGGTTTGTTTTGAACTGTGTAGCCAAGAGTCCAGTTTCCATCTTCATCTTGCGTAAAAGAACCTTCAGTTAAGTCTTGCGTAAACATATTATATGAAGGTTCATTTGCAAAAGTGTAAGGATAAACATCGTATGAAGCAGCTAAAGTATCAGGAATACTTTTAGGGAAACTTATAGTTGGGTTGTCTTCACGCAACTGACGTAAGCTGTATTTTGAAGCTGTACCATTAGTTAATTTTAAATACATAATAGTTTCCTTATGGGCTTACATAGAAGTCTAGTACAGGTCTAGCAGAAGTTGAAAGCCCTGTAGCATCACTGTTTATAACATAAGTACCTGCCCCATCGGTACGAGCGTAAAAGACGTAACCACCAGTATCGACGTACATTTGACCGCTTGCACTATAGCTTACAGGACACT